GTCTCAAGCCCGCTGGCGGCGGTGGCGGCGGCTTTCAATCGTCGTGGAACGCTGCCGCTAACTCAGCCTTCCCGGTGGCCGCATGAAAAAGAACACCGCCTCACAGATCGTCGGCGCGCAGCTCAACAGCCGCACCGACGGCTCGCCCGTCACCAGCGGGACGACGACCTGCTACGTCACCGGCAACGGCGGGACGCAGGCCGCGGGCTCGGTGAGCTCGGGTGCGTGCACGCACGAGGGCAACGGGTTCTGGACCTACGGGCCAAGCCAGGGCGAGACGAACTATGACCACGTCGGGTTTACGTTCGTCAACGATGACGCCGTCGTCGCGACGATCCAGGTCTGGCCGACGTTCCCGCAGACCGGCGATAACTACGCGCGGCTCGGTGCGCCCGCTGGCGCGAGCATCGCGGCCGACATCGCGACGATCGACGACTTCGTAGACACCGAGGTCGCGGCGATCAAGGCGAAAACGGACCAGCTCAATTTCGGCGTCACCGGCAAGGTCGACGCCAACATCACGCACGTCAACGAGGTCGAGGTCACCGGCGACGGTCAGACCGGCACCGAGTGGGGGCCTGCCTGATGCCGGCCTGGGGTTCATCGTGGGGCGGTGCGTGGGGCGCGGCCTGGGATCAGCAGCCATCGAATCCTGCGGGCTGGGGCGCGGCCTGGGGCACGAGCTGGGCGGCGTCGTGGCGAGGACCGACAGCAGAAGCGCTGCCGGACGTCGTCACCGGCACAGACTGGTCGCGCCCGCATCTGCACGAGACGTACCGCATCAGCATCCGGCTGCAGCCGCGTTTCCGCGTCACGGTTTCGCGCGGGCGGCAGGCCCTGGCGCGGGTGGCCTTGCGTGCCGGCGCCGCGGTGCTGATCAGCCGCGGGCGCGTCAGTGCGTTCGCCGTCACCGCTCAACCGCGCGCCCTCGGCGCGACCTTCGCCGGACGCAGCGCCGTTGCCTCGGTGCGTGTCCGCAGCAGCGTCGATGCTTCGTGCTCGCGCGGGCGCATGGAACGCGCTGCCGCGCGCGTCAGTCCGCGCGGCAACGTTACGGTAGGGCGCGGCTTCGCGGCCGTCGTGACGGTGCGCGCACACGCCGATGCGCGGTCGCGCTACATCGACGCGGCGAAGGTCCGTGCGGCGGACGCGGATGACGTCGCGATCCTGCTGCGCCGGACGAAAGGGAAGGTAAATGGCTGATCAGACAACCGAGCGCGCGCCGGTGCAGACGCGCACCCTCACCTTCGACGTCGACATCGGGGCGCGGGCTGCCGACGACGGCGGCATCCCCGTAGTCGTTTCGAGCGATGCCGTCGTGCAGGCGAGCGACGGGCCGGAGGTGCTCGTCCACACCGCCGACGCTATCGATCTGTCGCGCGCGCCGCTGCCGATCATCGCCACGCACCGCTCGAATCAGATCAACGTCGGCGTCATCGAAGACCTGCAGATCAGCGGCGGCCGACTGCGCGGTGTCGCGCGGTTCGGCTCGCGACCGGAAGCTGCCGGCTATCGCGAAGACGTCGTCAGACGAATCATCCGCTCGATCAGCGCCGGATACTCGCGCGTCAAGGGCTATGTGCGCAACGACGGCGTGCTGATCACGACGCGCTGGATGCCGACGCATGCCGCGATGGTGGCAGAGCCGGCGGATGTCAACGCAGGGTTTTATCGCGCGGCAGGTTTCGACCTGACGCACGAGGACGATTCACCGGCTCACGCCGGGGAAGGCGCGGCGGCACCAACCGCCGCAACGGCGCGAGCCGCAACTCAGACAGGAGAAATCCGCATGTCAGCGCAAGAAACGGGCGCGGCGACCGCAACCGCCGAGAATGCCGCTGTGCAACAGGACGCCGCGCGCCTTTCGGCGCGCGAGGCCGAAGTCAACCGCATCAGCGCGGTGCGCAATCTGTGCAGGGCCAACAGGATTGACGCGCGCACCGAACAACGCTGGATCACCGACGGTACGCCGCTCGAAACCGTGGCGACCGAAATGCTCGATGTGATGGAAGAGCGCGGCCGCCAGAACCCGGCGGTCGAGGCCGAAATCGGCCTGTCGCGCAACGACACGGCGCGCTATTCGGTGTTTCGTGCGATTCGCGCTCTGGCGTGGGGCGCGCAGCATCCGCAATACATCGCCGAGGCGGCGTTCGAGCGCGAGTGCTCGGCTGCGGTCGCGAAAAAGATCGGCCGCGAGTCGCGCGGGATCCTGATCCCGTCCGAGATTCTGATGCGGCCGGTCGGCCGTTCCGCCGCCGAGCACGCGCAGCAGCGCGCGATGGCGGTTGTCCCGGGCTCGAAGGGTGGCTTCATGGTGAACACCGAGAACCTCGGGTTCATCGACATCCTGCGCAATCGCCAGGTCACGCGGGCGATGGGCGCGCGGGTGCTGTCGGGCCTGCAGGGCAACATCACCATCCCGCGGCAGACCGGGAAGGCCACGGTGACGTGGCAGGCCGGCGAGCACGTCAGCGTTACCGCGAGCGATCAGGCGCTGGGCCAGCTCTCGGCGACGCCGAAGACATGTATCGCGATCACCGACGTCAGCGAGCAACTGCTGCGTCAGGCGACGCCATCGGCCGAGGGCTTCATCATGGCCGACCTGGCGGCCGACGTCGCGATCGACGGCATCGACGCCGCGGCGATCAACGGCACCGGCGGCGCGCAACCGCTCGGTATCAAAAACACGACGGGCATCACCTCCGGCCAGGACGCCTCGACGGCGACCTACGCGAAGATCCTCGCCTTCCCCGGTGCGGCTGCTGCCGTCAACGCGATCCGCGGCAACCCCGGCTTCGTGACGAACGTCGCCGGCGCGATCGTGCTGATGCAGAAGCAGCGCTTTTCCAGCACCGACACTCCGGTGTGGGAAGGCAACATGATGGACGGGACGCTGGTCGGGTTCCGCGCCATGTCGTCTGAGCAGATCGCTTCCGGCAACCTGGTCTTCGGCTCGTGGGACGAGCTGGTGATCTGCGAGTGGGGCGTGCTGGAGCTCGCGACCGACATGGGCGGCACGCGGTTCAACACGGCGACCGTCGGCATCCGCGCGATGTGGATGGTCGACGTGATCCTCCGCTACCCGCAGGCGTTCGTCGTCTCGACGAACCTGTCGGCGTAGCGCGGAGACCGCCGTGAAGGTCCGCGCGCTACGCGGCGTCTGCATCGGTCCCGGTCGCAACCTCGCCATCGGCGAGGAGACCGAGATCGACAAGGCGGACGTGCAGTTCCTGGTCTCGATCGGCGCCGTCGAAGTCGTGACGGCGCCGGTTGCGGCCGCCGCGCCATCAGTTCCGACACCCGCTGCGCAGGCGCCCGCGCAGGCCGAAAAGCCTGCCAAGCCCGCCGGCGGTGTGTTCTCACGAAAGGAGAAGTAGACCATGTTGCACAGCCAAGCATCCGCAGCGACCGCGACGGCGCTGCTCCATTCGGCCGATGCCGCCAACACCGCCGGCGCCACCAGCGGCAGCGGCCTCTGGCTCGACGTGCGGCCCTACGACGGCGAGATCCTCGTCTGCCTCAACGTCGGCGTGGTCACCGCCGGCACCATCACCGGCAAGTTGCAATCGGCGACCGATGCCAACGGCGCCGGCGCGGCCGACATCAGCGGCTACACCTTCACCGCGGCCGGCACCTCGACCGATCTGATTACGCACACCTGCGTCGTCGACCCGAAAAAGGTGGTCGGCGGGTTCCTGGGCTTCGTCGGCACCATCGCGACCGGCCCGGCGCAGTGCAGCGTCGTCGCGATCGGCAAGAAAAAGGTGGTGTAGCCCGAGCCCAAAGGGTCAGCCATGCCGTTCACCGAAAACCTGGCGGTGTTTTTCAACACCGGACCAACAGGCGCACCGGGCAACGTCGAAGCGCAGTACACGCACGATGACGACGACCCGGTGCCGGTGAACGGCCTCTTTGACCGTGATTATGTGGACGTGTACGACGCCGAGAACAGCGGGCCGCGGTTTGCCTGCGAACTAGCCGATATGCCGAACGTTGTGCATGGCGACGAGCTTGAAATTACCACTGCAGACTTCGGCGAGGAAACGTACATAGTGCGCACCGTCAAAAAGGATGGCCTCGGCGTGGTCGCGCTGAAACTGGAATTGCAGGATGGCTAACCATCTGCGCCGACAGATTAGGGAGGCGATTGGAGCTGCGGTGACCGGTCTGACAACGACCGGTGCGCGCGTGTTCCAGTCGCGCGTCTATCCGCTCCAAGCATCGGATCTGCCTGGCCTGCGGATCTATACGCGCCGCGAAACTTCGGAACCAATAACTGTGCATCCGAACCGTCAGATAGAGCGCTCTGTGCTGGTCGAGGTCGAGGGCGTCGCAACAGCGAATGCGGATCTTGATGACACCTTGGATCAGATTACCAAGGAAGTCGAGACCGCCCTGGCGTTCCCTGTGAGCGGGCTAGCTTCGCTTGTGCACGGCATTGCGTTAAGAGAGACAGAGTTTGAAATGGAGCAGGCAGGCGAACGGCCGACTGGACGGGTGACGATGACCTATCAAGTCGATTACAGCAACGTTGAATCAACGCCCGACGTGGCGACTTCAAAGGAGTAGGCAATGGCAACTGTTCGTAAATGGGCAAATGTGGCGGTCGCCATGCAGAGTTCGCTCGCCACCGCGTTAACGATCACAGGGATCACGAAAGCGAATCCAGGCGTCGTCACCTACACGGGCTCGGACCCGTCGAACGGCGACTACGTGCTGCTGACGGTACAGGGAATGCACCAGCTCGACGGCCGCGTGTTCCGCGTCGCCAACGTGAGCGGCGGCGGTAACACCTTCGAGCTGGAAGGCGAGAACACGACCAACTGGGACACGTTCTCGAGCGGCACGGTCGAGGTCATCACGTTCGGCACCACGATCACGTCGATGACGGCGGTCAGCGCATCGGGTGGAGACTTCGACTTCATCGACACGACGACGATTCACGTCAACGTGAAGACGCAGATCCCTGGGCTCGCTAATCCGCTGTCGTACACGTTTGAAAATCTGTGGGATATCTCCGACTCGGCGCAGGCTGCCATGAAGACGGCGAGCGATGCGCAGGCGCAGCGGTGCTTCCGGTTCACGTTCGGCGTCGGCGGCCCGATCATGCTGTTTTCGGGATACGTCGGATACACAGGTTCACCGACGGGTAACGCGCAGGACAAGATCGTATCGCCGGCGGTGATCACGGCGTTCGGTCGGCCTACCTATTACGCGTCCTAATGAGCCGGGGCCTGCTGGAGAAGATGCGCCGCGCACGCGAGTGCGCGGTGCAGATCGATGGGCGCACGTTCACGCTACGACGGCCGACGCAGGCAGAGGCGCTGAAACTAAACGACGCCATCGCGGCCGGCGA